GTCGCACAGGACGGACAGGACATGCTGGCTGGCTGTACTATGAGATGGACACAGGACGTATGGTGGCGGGTGCAGCACCTGAAGTGCATGAGGTTGCCGATGAAGAATTCTGATTTAGGAAAGCTTAATCGTTCCTTGTACATAAAGATGCGTACCAACTACGCCTGTGAGATATGCGGAGGTACGTATCCCGAGGAGGTTCTTGAGTTCCACCATCGTGATCCATCAAAGAAGGAGTTCGGATTGAAGTCTTCCAAGTGGAGGTCACATAGGTTGAACAAAGAACTCTTTCAAGAAGCAGCGAAGTGTGCTATACTATGTAGTAACTGCCACAGGTTAGAACACGTAGCTTTGAAAAACGGTGAGACACTGATCCATGACAAAGAAGCTTATACTCGATATCGAAACTACCGCTTTGCCCGTAAGCAAGGTATGGATGGTAGGTACGATGGAACTGACTACGAAAAGCAAGAGGAATTTTTTGAAACCTTATGCAGAAACTGCACAGATACAGGAGGATATTGATGATGTGGACATTGTTATCGGTCACAATATCATTAATTTTGATAGGCCCGTTCTAGAAGAACACCTTGGTATCTCGTTCGATAACGTACAGGTAATCGACACTCTGGTTCTCTCACGTCTGTTCAACCCACAGCTAGACGGAGGACATTCCCTGAGAGCATGGGGTGAGCGTCTTCACTTTGCGAAGGGTGACCACGATGACTGGACCAAGCTATCTGATGAGATGATTAAGTATTGTGAGCGTGACGTAGAGGTGACTGCCAAGTTGTACACTACCCTCTGCGAAAGGCTTGCTCAGTTTCCCGGTGAGTCCATCGAACTGGAGCATAAGGTTCAGGAGATCGTGTCTCAACAGGAACGCAAGGGTTGGGTGCTTGACCTTGAGAAAGCTTTCGATATCCAAGCACGTTTGAAACAGAGAAGTATGGAGGTTGAAGATGAAGTACATAAAAGGTTCACGCCGCTACCGGTATTTGTTAAAGAAGTCCATCCAAAAACTAAGAAGGACGGTTCCCTTAGTTCTGTTGGTCTTCGCTTTCTTGGGGATGATGTCGATACCGTTGGTGGCACATTTTCACGCATAGACTGGCCGGAGTTTAATCTAGGTTCACGCCAACAGATTGGTAGGCACCTGAAGTTCTACGGGTGGAGTCCCTCCTCTTTCACGGAGAAAGGACATGCCATTGTTGACGAGAGTATTCTATCTGAGGTGGACATACCCGAAGCCAAACTAATCGCTGAGTATCTACTGCTACAGAAGAGATCAGCACAGGTTCAGTCTTGGATAGAAGCGGTAGAGGAAGACGGCAGAGTGCATGGCAGGGTCAATACGATTGGTGCAGTCACGGGACGGATGACGCACAGTAACCCCAACATGGCACAGGTTCCTGCCTCTTACTCTCCGTATGGTACTGAGTGCCGGGAGTGCTGGACAGTACCGAAAGGTTTCAAGCTTGTAGGTGTGGATGCCGCTGGCTTGGAGCTTAGAATGTTAGCCCACTACATGAACGATGAGGAGTACACACATGAAGTCACGAACGGAGACGTACATACAGCAAACCAGAAAGCTGCTGGCCTTTCAACAAGAGACAACGCTAAAACTTTTATCTATGCTTTCCTCTACGGCGCAGGAGATGCCAAGATCGGAAGCATTGTCGGTGGTTCTCGAAGAGACGGAGCAGAACTTAAAGAAAAGTTTCTCTCTAACACACCATCTCTTCGAACTCTACGGGAACGAGTCATACGGGCAACCAAGCGGGGCCACCTCAGAGGACTAGACGGTAGACGATTGATAATCCGAAGTGAACACGCAGCCTTGAATACACTTTTACAGTCAGCCGGTGCAATAGTTATGAAGAAAGCATTGACAATACTGAATGAGTATGCTATCATACATGGTATAGACTACAGCTTTGTTGGTAATATCCATGATGAGTTTCAAGTTGAAGTTAGGGAAACTCAGGCAGAAAAGTTTGGATGGTTGGCAGTAGAGTGTATCAAGGCGGCGGGTGACAGGTTGGATTTGAGATGCCCACTGGACGGTGAGTACAAAGTCGGACACAACTGGGCAGCTACCCATTAATCTGGGACATCCCATAAAATAGGAGATTGAAATGAAAAGTATCGACACTCTCGTAGAAGATATCTATACCCTCATGAAGGATCGTAACTCTGACAAGGGTGTCGATGTTGAAGCTGAGATCGACAAGTTCGGTGAGGCAATGAAGGACATCATGCGTAAGGAGTTCCTTCCTACCTCCGGTCCCCGTGACGGACGTAAGCTTCGCCTCTCATCTGTAGGCAAGAACGATCTGGTCCAGTGGTTTGCATACAACGGCTACCGTGGTGAGCGTATCAAGCCCTACACCCTCATCAAGTTTATGTACGGACACATGATTGAAGAGATGCTCCTCCTGTTCACCCGTCTGGCTGGACATGAGGTGACCGATGAGCAAAAGGCTGTATCTGTCGGTGGTGTGGTGGGTCACATGGACTGTAAGATCAACGGCATTGTAACTGACGTTAAGTCCACCACCAAGTACGGACTCATGAAGTTCAAGGACCGTACACTAGCAGCCAACGATGACTTTGGTTATGTCGATCAGATCAAGGCGTATGCCCATGCAGAGGGAGAACGTAAGTGGGCATGGCTGGCAATGGATCGTGACAGCGGTAAGCTTGCTGTCCTTGAGTACGACCTTGATAACGAGGACGATCCAATGCACGAACACTTTTCAGAAAGCATAGAGGAAAGGATAGAACACGTAAAAAAGTGCGTAAAGCAGGAAGACCGACCTTCAAGATGCTACTCTCCACAGGAGGATGGGAAATCAGGAAACTTAAAACTCTGTACTACCTGCTCTTACTGCCAATACAAGAGAATTTGTTATCCAGAAGTCCGCGCCTTTCATACTGGCTCTGGTCCCAAGTTCTTAACTACCGTCGTAAACGTACCAAAAAATCGAAAGGGTAATGCCTACCCTGAGATCAACCTAGACCAAGAGGAGAACAACTATGATTGAATTTAAAGTAGTCAACACGCCCCGACATGATCGCTTTGAGGAGCAGATAACTGCACTGTTGAATGACGGATGGACTCTCCAAGGTAGTCCCTTCGTGTCTCAGACAGGCGGCATGACTCAGGCTCTGACCCGTGAAACCAAAGCTACTCGGTCTAAGAAAAGTGCCTCCGAAGTATCGGAATAACTTTGAGAAAACAGCGGGACTCCTTCTAAAGGATCACTGTAAGTACGAACCTGAGAAAGTCCCCTACGTCGTCCATCGGAATTACATCCCTGATTTTGTAGGTCGTAACGACAAGAACAGGATTGATATTCTAGTGGAAGCTAAAGGTTTCTTTAGAGTAGGGGACACTCAGAAATACAAAGCCATAAGGGACAGTCTCCCTAAGAAGAAGCAGCTAGTCTTCCTTCTTTATAACCCCAACAAGAAACTGAGGAAGGGTAGCAAGATGACGATGGCTGAATGGTGTGAGAAGGAGAAGTTCAAGTGGTATACCTTGGAGGATATTACAGATGCCTTTACCAATTAAAGAGTTTATTGAGAGACTATCAGAGGTAACTGATCCTCCTCTGTTGTGCGAGTTGCTGGGGTTGTCTAGTCAGGATATTCTAGAGAGATTCTCAGATGTTCTTGAGGATCGTATCGATGTTCTAAGAGAAATTTATGATCTTGACTTTGACGACGTTATGTTGTATAATAGGGAGTACGACGAATGAATGTTGAACTGATAGACAATATGGGTTCTGATCTCACTGTCGTAAATGCTGCCAGAGTTTCATTTGATAAAGGTTCCGAGTGGAACTTTTGGAATGACGATGGTGTCGTAAAAAAATACATGAAGCCTAAGGATGTTGATCTTATAGGTTACCTCGCCAAGCACAAACACTGGTCCCCCTTTAGCCACCCCCAGCTACAGTTTAGAATCAAGGCTCCCATCTTCGTAGCCAGACAACTGGGTAAGCATCAGGTGGGTCTAGCTTGGAACGAGATATCCCGTAGATATGTCGATACTACTCCTGAGTTTTTCTTTCCAGAGGTGTGGCGGAAATACTCAGAGGACAAGAAGCAGGGATCGTCCAATGAGATCATAGACATCAACCCTAAAAATCTAATGACGGACCCTTACCAATCGTCTGTTGATAGAGCGATGTGGACCTATGACTATCTTCTCGAAAAGGGTGTGTGTCCTGAGCAAGCTAGGATGGTACTACCACAGGCAGCTTATACGCAATGGTTCTGGACAGGTTCTCTTTACGCTTTCTCTCGTATCTGTAACCTGAGGATGGCCGAAGACAGTCAGAAGGAGACGAGAGAGATAGCCAAGGGTATTGACAAACACTGTGAAAAGTTGTATCCTAATAGTTGGACAGCCTTAAGAAGGAGTGAGTGATGAAACGTGATGATATATTAGAGAAAGCTAAGGAACTGATTAACGGAGATCGTAAGAAGGACTATGGTGATGCTTGGTTAAATCATAAGAGGATTGCAGATTATTGGTCCAACTATTTTGACGACGAGGTAAAATTTACACCGACTGACGTAGCTGTTATGATGATCTTGGTTAAGATTGCCAGAGTTCAGAATTCCTGCACAGACGATAGCTTTATAGACATATGTGGATATGGCGCTATTGCAGGAGAGATTTCTCAAATTATGGATTGGAAGTAAATCATGGAAGAGTATATAGAAGAAGCTTACTTCAAGGCTTTGGTAGACGAAGGACTAGACCCTGATGTTCTGTGCTTTATAGAAGAGATGGCAGCAATAAACCACAGAACAGTTACTTACTTTATCATGGAAGCTCTTGAAGATTTCAAAGCACACTTGGATCAAAATGAACAATTCTCAGAAATCACTTTCACTTCACACCACTGAAACTAAAGTATGCTTAGGCATATGCAAGCTTGAAGGGGATGTCTGCATAGGGTGTGACAGAACCATCGAAGAGATTAAACGAAAAGGAGAAAGCCAGATATGTACGGAAGAAACTCAGTAGGACCACTAGTCAAACCATGTGACGATCTTCACGCTATGAAGTATCGTCTTCAGAATGAAAGCTTTGAAGAAGCTATTAACAGACAAGCGGGAGTAATGTCGGATGATGAAGAACATCGTAGGGCGTATAAAGAGATCACTATGGACATGCGGTTCCTTGCTGCTGGCAGAGTCCAATCTGCTATGGGAAGTCCGAGGGATGTTACGGCGCTTAACTGTTTCGTCAGTGGAACAATTGAAGACTCTATGGACTCTATCATGCAGAGAGCTTCTGAAGCGGCTGAGACAATGCGTCGCGGAGGTGGGATTGGCTACGATTTCTCTATTATTCGCCCTCGCGGTTCTCGCATTGTATCTCTTGATAGTTCTGCTAGTGGCCCTGTATCGTTCATGCACATCTTTGATGCGGTATGCAGGACGATAGTATCAGCGGGTCACCGTCGTGGTGCCATGATGGGTATGCTTCGTGTTGATCATCCAGACATTGAAGAGTTTATCCGTGCTAAGAAGAAT